GTCGTTAGCTCAATCCGATTGAGCAAGGACCGGAGTCCGAACGTGTACGTTTGTATCTGACGCCACACTCTCGCATTCGCTCGCGAGCAGGCACCTCAGGCCGACACGACGTTCGGGATCTGACGGATCCAAGCAGAACGGATTCTTCCGAATGCAAAAGTGATTTTCGAAAAGCTCGAAAATCACCCCACCGGATATTTGAACCCTCCCCAACTTCCGATCTCTCGGTGAGTAGGGACGAGCCTCGACTAAACTGGATATCCTCGAATAGAGATCCTGGGGATGGGTCCCACGCGCCTCGAATAGTTCGCAGATGCCGGGAACAAGAACCATCGCAGGGGAAGGATCTCCGAGAAGAGTAGCGAGTGGAGGGCGGGAGTTAGAACCTCTCGGGCCTCTCTTTGAGAACTGGGCGAAGAGTCGCTTCCAGTTCCCCCGACTAGCAGGGACGATGACCTGAGCCTCGGGGGATGCACAACCTGACTGACACCAGTACAGGAACTGCTCGTCCTCCTTGACCGTCCGGTCGTCTTCCCATGGATCCGTATCAAGATCCACCTTCTCGCGCCGCCTCAATGAAGAGGCGAGACGCTCACCAGATCGCACCCAAATGGGGACGGTCTTCTCCTCCGCGGGGAAGGTCGTCGGTTCCTTCAGGGTTTGAAGAAGGAACGCAGCGAAATTGAGCTGCATGTCCGAAAAATCTGCTTCAGACAGCTTCCTGGTGATGGGCAGGCCGAGACCCCCTAGGTGAACGGGGAGCCAGTAGCTCATGCCCTCAGGGATCGTTTCCAGGAGTCGACGATGCGACTTAAGGAACCAACCCATCATGGCGTCCCGGAGCTTTCCGGTGTGACCGCGTAAGAAATCTGCCGCGAGAGCCGGCAGGTCCCGGTAGGTCCTCTCTCGACCTCCCTTCGGATCGAAGGGAGAGAGGAACCCAAAATTCAGGTACGGTACTTCTTTGAACACGAGGCCGACCGACTCGCGTCGGTCGGTCGAATCAACGAACTCGTGAACCGTGAAGGTAGCGGAATTCATCTGGATAAAATCCGAGGAGACATAGGTCTTCCCCACGGACGACTCCATGCCGCAACGTGCGGCCATCCGCTCCCATAGGTTAAAACGGAAAGGGCAATCGATCGCGAAGACGCAATCGTCACCATTTACAAGGAGGGGAACCTGCCGAAGAGTCAGCAGGTCCGTCCCATCCGCCAAATCGCCCCAATGGTCGTCGGATCCCTCTTGATATTCGAAGGATCCGGACGTTTCAAGGGCGAAACGACAGATCGCGGC